TCACCACTCATTGTTTTAGGTGAACCTGATACACCACCCATAGCACCACCTCTTGCCATAGTTTTTTTTAGTTCTCTTGTTAATTCAGTTTGTTGATCTTTGGTTCTACGTTGTTTATCTCTCTCAAAACCTACCATAGCAGACATTGAAGAAGATATTTTTTGTAAATGAGTGTTTTGTTTTAAACTATTTTCTTTTAAATCAGTTAATATTTTATTTTCTTTAAGTTCAATATCTAAACTATCTTTATTACCCATAACACGTCTACCACCTAAATTAGGTTTCATAGACTTAACTACTTCTTTTGCTAGTTCGTCTTTTAGTACGTATTGTTCGGGCATTTAATTATTTCTTATCTGATTTTGCTCTACTACCTGTGTATAGACCAAACCAAGCCGCTCCAGCACCAACAACGATTGATACTAAACCACTTTGTTCCATAGTAGGTCCTTCTAATTCCATATACCATATTACTACTTTGTATAGTAAGAAAATATATGTAGATATAAACACTCTTGGAAATATTCTCCAACTATCTACTGCTCTTGCCAAATGAATTAATTTAGCGTATGGATTAGGTCCTAAATCTTTTACAGATGTGTCAACTTCTAATTCTACGTTTACTTTTTTAGATACCTCTTTTTTATCAGATGGTACTGTAATACTCTCTTCCATTACTTTATCTCCCTTTTTCTTTTATCACGCTCTTCTTTTAGATGAGCGACCAACAGATTGATATACACCTCCCTCTCCCAAGGCAACATATTTTCTAACTCCGTCAATGAATATTTATGATGTTGCATCAAAGCAAAGTTAGTTTCAAAATAGTTTTGTAAACTATCGTGTGAGAGGGCTATCCGAAAAAATCGTATAATCCTTCCAATGTTACCTTACTTTTAACATTGGTCTTTGGATTTACAACTTCAACCTCTTTTGTCAATTTAGGTGCCGTATCATAAAATCTCTTAATTTTATTTAATATTTGAGCATCTAAATTTTCTAAAAATTCGTTCATCTCCTCTTTAGTGTAATCAGAACCAGTATATGTTTTTTCACCATAATATATTGTATCAATACCTCTTGCCATTATATTAAATAAGTCTGCTGTATCGGCCGCTGTTAAGTCTTTAATTTCCTCAACATCATCAATACTAGGATATCTTAAAAATATTCCTATTTTCTTATCTTTATCAATAACAATCTCATTTGAATGTTCTTCATCAACTTGAACCTCTATTTTAGTTAAGTCAATATCAACATCAGCATAAGTTTCATTGTCATCAGGACATAATACTTTTAATTTTGAAATCTCACCTACTGACTTTGCTCGTATTTGTAAAAATACATATTCAAGGTCAAATAGTGGAGAGTTTTCTACATCAATAGTATTAAATGTACAAGATTTTACAATATCTTTTACAGCACGAATAAGTGCTTGTTGTCCACCATCTTCTAAAGCCAATAATAAAACTTTTTCCTCTTTTACTAGAAAAGGTCTATATTCTATTTTTTGATCTTTAGAGGGAAGTGTCAACTCATATCTTGGCGCTTCAATTTTTGGTAAAGCCATAATTTACTCCTTCTATTTTAATTATAAAAATGGTGGAAATACTCTTCCACCTGTTATTCTACCGATTGGTAAACCTCTCTTAACTTGATTTACTACATCACGTCCTGCTCTTCTTAATTCAGGAGGTAGTTTACTTAAAAACCCACTAGGTTTTTTAATAAGTGATTTCTTTTTACCTGCCAAAGGATTAACTGAATATATTTGTGACGTTGGTAAAAACTGTCCTTCACCGCCATTACCTATATTCATATTATCTCCTATGCCTTCAAATTCTGGTTTTTCTGTTGAACCAAATCCAACTCCTGGCATACCATCAAGTGTCAAGTTTCTCCAAGTTCTATAAGCAAACGTGATTGGTAAATTGTGTACTGTCGCCGTATTACTATATTCTAAAGAGGCAGTACCAATTGTTTCAGGATAAACTTCAAACAGTCTAACAGCGTATGTAATTTGTGTAGCAACTTCGGCCTTGCCTGCTATATTATCACCACCTGACTCTATTGTTTCAACTGAATTACCTAATTGGTAAATATCAATTGAACCAACATAATTATCATAGTAATTCATATTGTGGCTATCTATATCAAACATAGCCTTTTGCCAGTTTTCAAAAAATGATCTTTGTCTTAAATATTTGTCACCATAAAAACTCATTTCTATTTGACCAGGAAAAGTATATGATGTTGGCATTTTTCTTTGAGGACCATAGGTTGTGTATTCTGTTGATTCTATATCTCTACTAGGAAATTCTGCCTTGTTACACATAGCATTAACAGTTCTTATCATTGTAGATGATGTTAATTCATTAGGAGCAACTACTCTTGTTTCACCACTATTTGAATCAAAAAGTAAACTATTTGGTAAATTAATTTGAACAATAAATCTATTTGTAAAACCAAAACCCTCACCTTGGCCAACCATCGCTAAAAATCTGCCTATTGTTGTTTCACCTTGTCGTCTTGTTTTTTTACTATCATCACCTGTTAAATCTGAACCTCTTTGTACTCTTGCTGATTTAGCACCCTTAGCCGCTTGAGCAATTCTAGCTTCTGCCGTATTTACTATTCTCTCACCAGATGGACCTGATTCTCTACCAATTCTAGGATCACTTTCAACATTGTCTAAAGACTTATCCCTAGGTAAACCAAGTCTAATATCAAAATTTCCTATTCTTCTACCGCCTCTTAAAATTGCCATTAAATCATTCTCCTACTGTCAGCATAAACTCTACTTGTTCCTGCTTTCTTAAATTGTTGTACAGGTAAATACACAGCCAATGCTGCCTCATCAAAATCTATTCGTAAAAACTGTGATCTTACATGACCATACAAATATTTTTTGATAGTTGGTTTTACTAAACCAATACCTTTTACATCATCATAAGTAGCATCAATTTTTGTTTTTTCATTTAAACCACCGTCAGCAAATCTTTGCATACGTTGTAATAATCTAAATCTCAATAGTGGTGGTAAATAATGAAAGTTCATTCCCATAAAACCACCTTTAATTGGTTCAAGTGGTAACACTAATGGGAAAGTGTCATAATAAGGCAAAGTCTTTTTTAACTTTGGGTCATAAAAGAACATATTTAATCGGCCAGCACTTGGTCTACCAATTAACTTACCTTGATTCATTAACTTTCTAGCAGTAATTCTATCAGCAAGTGAAGATACATTATTTCTGTACCAATTTGCTGATTTTCTTATACCACCTTGTTTATCTACTAATGGGTCTAGGATTGAAGCCATATCTATATTTATACGCTGGATATAAAAAAGAGGCCGTTATTTCTAACGGCCTCCAAGCATACAGTTTAGAGAGAGATAGTTTACTCTTCCTCAGCTAATTTACTAAAGTAAGACAACGTATCGTCATCATCACTAGCTTCTGGTTGAGCACTAACTGGTGTGCTTTTCGCTGTAGCGTTGTTTTGTGGCGGGAGGCTTACATTTTCAACGGTACTAGCGTTTCTATCACCCGTAATTACCCTATTCAGTTTCTCTTTGAGTTCATCATAGGTTTTAAAATTACTAGGGTCAAGGAAAGGTTTTAGAGCGTGTTGTTTTGACCAGATTTCTTTTATCTTGTCATCACTTTCAGCAACAGTTGACACGCCTTCAAATTCAGACTTGTCATAGTTCCAATAGCCATCAACTTTTCTGATTTTTAGTTTAAAGTTCGCACCTTTCCAAAAATCAAATGGGTTAATTGGTTTCTCATCATCAAATGCTGGTTGCATTGCTTCTGTAATCTTATCAAATATTTTTTTACCAAACTTGTATAAGAAAACTTTACCTTCATTCTCTGGATGTTTAGGGTCTGATACAACTAATATATTAGAGTAGTAAGATAATTTTCTTTTTCTTTTTCTTGCTATCTCTTTGTCACTATCAACACCTGTATTCCATAGTCTTGTGTTTTCTTCACTAACAGGATCTTTTTGAGATAATGTTGTTAATGAGTTTTCAATATACCAGCCACCTTTGTCTTGGAAAGCGTGTGACCAAATTCTTTGCCAAGGTAAATCTTCACCCTCTACTGACGGTAAGAATCTAATAACAGCGTAACCATTTCCAGTTTTATCTAAATCTGGTTTCCAAAATCTGTCGTCCTGATATTTGTTTTTATTTGATTGATCTTCTGGAGCAAGGTTTTGCTCTAGTGCTTTTGTTAACTTGTCAAAATTGCTTGACGAGCTTTTTAATGTTTCAAAGTCCATATTTTCTCCTTATTACTTTGTATTCGTTGTATTTGTGTAGGCTGTTTAATCGCCTTCATTTTTATTTATACTTCTTTTCCACTTACGATAGCCATTTAGCCAATCTTTTTGTGGAGTGTTCTTAATTCTATTCTGTATTCTCTCACAGATAGAAACTATTTTATCACATAACTTATAAATTATACTGTCAAACATAATTACCTCTTAATATGTACCTGGTGGGACTTATTGGTTTACCCACAAGCTTTCCCGAAGCGTCCAATCTTTT